GCCGTGGCCACCGCCCTTGCCGCAGCCGTCAACGGCGTGGCCGACAGCCCGTGCACGGCGGCCGCCGCCGGGGCCGTGGTTACCCTGACGGCCCGGCACAAGGGCCTTGCCGCCAACGGGCTGGACGTGCGCCTGAACTACTACGGCGAATCCACCCCGGCGGGCCTTGCCGTGGCCATCACGGCCATGGCCGGGGGCACCGCCAACCCGGACGTGGCCCCGCTCATCGCCGCGCTGGGCGACGAGCACTACAACGTCCTTGTCTGGCCGTGGACGGACACCGCCAGCCTTGTGGCCGTGGAGGCAGAACTGCTGGACCGCTGGGGCCCCCTGCGCATGATAGAGGGTGTGGCCATCGCGGCGGCCATCGGCAGCCATGGCGCGCTGGGCACCCTGGGCGACAGCCGCAACAGCCAGCACCTGTGCATCCCCCATGCCCACGGCGTGCCCAACCCGGTGTGGGAGGTGGCCGCCGCCTTCGCGGCGGTTGCCGCCTACTACGGCAACATCGACCCGGCCCGGCCGTTCCAGACGCTGCCGCTGTCCGGCATCCTCGCCCCGGCCGAGGTGGACCGCTTCACCCTGCAGGAAAACAACCTGCTGCTCTACGACGGCATCTCCACCCTGTACGTGGACGCCGGGGGCACCGTGCGCGTGCAGCGGCTGATCACCACCTACAAGACCAGCCCCAACGGCGCGGAAGACCCCAGCTACCTGGACCTCAACACCATCCTGACGCTGGGCTACATCCGCTACGACTTCCGCAACTACATCCTGCGCAAGTACCCGCGCCACAAGCTGGCCGACGACGGCAACAACTTCGGCGTGGGCCAGCCCATCATCACGCCCAAGGTCGGCAAGGCAGAGGCCGTGGCCCGCGCCCGCGTGTGGGAAGAGATCGGCCTTGTCGAAAACGTGGACACGTTTGCCGCCAACGTCATCTGCGAGCGCAACCCCAGCGACCGCAACCGCCTGGACTGGCTGCTGCCGCCCGACCTGGTGAACCAGTTCGTGGTGGGCGGCGTGAAGATCCAGTTCATTCTCTAACCCGCCACAAAGGAGGGACCACATATGGCAACGGGCAACCGCCGCGCAGGCATCATCTACTTCAAGATCGACGGCGCGCTTCAGGAGGCCAAGGGCGAATTCACCTACAACCTCGGGCTGCCCAAGCGCGAGGGTATCGTGGGGGCGGACACCGTGCACGGCTACAAGGAAACGGTGCAGGTGCCCTTCATTGAGGGGGCCATCACCGACCGGGGCGACCTTTCGCTAAAGTCCCTGCAGACGCTGGACGGCGTTACGGCGACGCTGGAGCTGAACAACGGCAAGACCGTCACCCTGCGGGACGCCTGGTACGCGGGCGACGGCAACGTGAAGACCGGCGAGGGTGAAATAGCGGTGCGGTTTGAAGGCAAGACCGCCGAGGAGGTGTAGGCGCATGGAACCCAAGGTGCTGAAGCTCAAGCATCCCATTACGCTGGGCAGCGAAACGATCACCGAGCTGGAATTCCGTGGCCCGCTGAAGGGCAAACACGTCAAGGGCATTCCGCTGGGTAATGCCATGTGCATGGAGCACATCCTCATGGTGGGGGGGCGCCTGTGCGCCCAGCCCCCGTCGGTGATGGCCGAGCTGGAAGGAGAAGACCTGTTCGCGGTCATGGGAATTACGTCCGGTTTTTTGCCGGGTGGCCCGTCGATTGGGGGGGCATCGTCGGAGTAATAGCCGACTGTTTCCATTTTCCGGCGGGCGAAATTCTGGACATGGATGCGGAAGACCTGCGCTTCTGGCTGGAACGTATCGAAGAGCTGAACGACATGCGGAGGGGCTGACATGGCAGGGCCGCGCGAAACCGGAATCACTTTCGTCCTGGGGGCGCTGGACCAGTTCAGCGCCCCGTTCCGGGCGTTCAACGACAGGCTGGAGCAGGCAACCCGTGGGCTGCGCCAGGTTGGCGAATCGTGGAGCGCATTGAACCGTGAGGGCGGGCGCTTTGCCGGGTTGTCCGGCCTGTCGCGTCTTTCATCCATCGGCGGAAACATTCAGAGCCAGTTCGGGCAAGCCACGGCAGCCGCCACCGCCTTTGCAGCCAAGGCGGCAGCGGCAGCCGGTGTTGCTGGCTATGCGTTCAAGACGCAGTTCGTGGACGTAGCCGCGCAGTTCGAGCAGTTTGAAACCGCGCTCCGGGTGCTCAATCAGGGTGACGCCGGGAAAGCCAAGTCCCAGATGGAGTGGATAAGACAGTTTGCAACCGAAACGCCGTATGAACTTTCCGAAGTTACGGATGCGTTTGTACGCCTTCGTGGATTTGGCATGGACCCTATGAAAGGCTTGTTGCAGGTGCTCGGCGACACTGCGGCAGGGCTGCCAGGAAAAAGAATATCCGATGTTGTTGATGCCATGGCAGATGCAGTCATGGGTCAGAATGAACGATTGGTAGAAATGCAGGTAAAGGCATCAAAAGTCGGTAATAACATTGTGTATGAATACACAGACGCCGCAGGAAAGCAGTCCAAGATGATGGCCAAGGCAAACGACCGCGCACAGATTCAGGCTACTCTGATGAAAATATGGGGTGACAAGTTCGGGGGCATGATGAAGGCCCAATCCCAGACGTGGGTCGGCATAACGAGCAACCTTTCCGACAAGTGGTCGGGGTTTGCAATGAGCGTCATGCAGAGCGGCGTGTTCGACTGGATGAAGGACAAGATGGGCGGCCTGCTGCAAACCCTTGATGAATTGTCCGCCAACGGCACCTTGCAGGCGTGGGCAAAAGACGTTGGCGATAAGCTGCTCACCTTCTTCAATGCCGCGTGGGAAAAGCTCCCCAAGGTGTGGGATGGTATGCAGAAGCTGGGCGACAAGCTGGCATGGGTTGCCGATCTTTTGGGCGGCTGGGACAACTTTGCCATCACCGTTGGTGCGCTCATGACCGGGCTTGTGGGGCCGGTTGTTGGTCTGGCCGGGGCTTTTATTCAGTTGTCCGTTGCTTTGGCGGCATCGCCGTTTGGTCTCGCCGTCGTTGCCATCGGCGCACTTGGGCTGGCAATCACCGCCCTGTGGAAGAACTGGGACAGGATCATCAAATGGGCAAAGGAGAGTCTGCCCGAGTGGATGGTGAACGGGGCATCCACAGTCGCGGAATGGTTTGGCGCGCAGAAGGGGGTATTCGGTCCCGTGGCCCCCACAGAAAAGGACGGCGAGGCCAGTGGGGTTGGCTTTCCGCAGCCGCAGTTAGGGCCGCCCGCCGGCGCGTCCGACACCATGCGCCGCGTGCAGGAACAGCGCTTCCAGTCGCTGGAGCGGCAGGAAAAGGAGACCACCGTCACCATCAAGATGGAGGGCGTGCCGCGCGGTACGGAGGTGCGCCAGACCGGCGAACCCGTGGAAACGGACATCACCTACATGGGCCTTGCCGCCCCCGCCCACTAGGAGCGCGCCATGGCCATCAAAAGCACCGACGCCGCATGGCGGCGCAGCCTGCGCAAGGCATCCTTCCGGGGCGTGCCCTTCCATGTGGACACCAGCGACCGGGAAACCGGGCGCCGTGCCGTTACCCACGAATTTCCGGGGCGCGACGTGCCCTACACCGAAGACCTTGGCCGCAAGGCGCGCACCTACGCGGTGGAAGCCTACGTGCTGGGGCCGGACTACATGCCCGCCCGCGACGCGCTGCTGAAGGCCTGCGAAGAAGAAGGCCCCGGCCGCCTGGTTACGCCATGGTCCGGCGAGGCGCTGGTGAACTGCACCGGCTGCCGCGTGCGCGAAAGCAAGACCGACGGCGGCATGGCCACCTTCAGCCTGACGTTCGTGGAAGCGGGCGAGGCGGCCAGCCCCGGCGGTTCGCCCAAGGCTGGCGCGCTGGCGTCGTCACGGGCGGATGGCGCGTTCTCCAGCGCGGACGATGCCCTGGACCGCGACCTTGCCCTGGACGGGCAGCCGGAACCGGTACTGCGTGACACCCTTTCCGCCATGCGCGACATGGCATCCGCAGCCAGGCGCGCCCGTTCGGTGATGGCGGATCCGGAAGGGTTCGCCAGCAACCTTGCCCTCATCGAGGGCATGTCCGTGGCGCAG